CCGCACTGCTATGCCTTGCAAACACCGGTTTACTGAAGTCACCACCCTCAAACCATCTGAGCACTTTCTTCTCCACCGGAAACACTTCCCGCCTACCAGTCTCAATAGCTAATGGATACGGGAATCCATCAACACTTGTCGCAGTATTCCCGACAAGATAGTCACGGCCGTCCTGCGTAATGTCTACACTGCCGGCCATCATGCCGGTGATGTAGTGTTTTGTGCTGATGATAATTTCCTGATTGGATTGGAGTGTCTCGGCGACGGCATGTGCAACCGGTTCTTCAAGACCATCCAGTTGTTCCTTTTTCTGCCGTAGCTTTTCAGCTATTGATGGGCATTGTGAAAGGAACTTATCAGATTCAACACGACTAATGGCTTCATCAATGGCTTCACTATGGACCTTGACAGTGACACGGGTTGTTATTTCTGGTATGAAACCAGCCAATTTAATCATCCCCATGCAGGATAATCATCATCACGATCATCATTAATACTGGACATGCTCACAACACGTTGAACAATAAAAGGTTGCAAAGCCTTCAGCGCACTCTTATACAACAAACCACCATAACTTTGGACATAAGTATCCTCCATATCCTCGTTATTGACTCGAATATTATACTTATTCCATAAATTACTAGCAGCCCATTTGCAAACAGCACGAATAAAAGCCCTAGCTTCAACCTTACTTAAATCCTCAATGTTCAAACGATTAGTATGCATATAAGCTAAATCCAAAGCTTCCTCATAAGCGAATTGACATTCAGTATTGGTGATTACTTTATTTGCCTTGACCTGGATTTCATCACTAGTCATGAACGGACTAATACCACCAGTCTTATTAGTAGAACTGGAGTCCTTAGCAGGGGGTTTCTCAATTACCCAACCATCCAAGTTAGAAAGTATCATAAGTTCAATGTCACTGCTATATGTAACATCATTAGTTATCAAAAAAATTCACCACCAAATCAAATAATTAAAATCATGTACTATTAAAAAAGAAAAACATGAGAGTAGAGGTATTATCCACTACCCTCGGTTGTTGCTGCTGTTAAGCTAATAGTGAAGCTTGTATGAGTACTATCCACTTCAATAGTAGTGGTCTTATCCTCATAACCTTCAGCAGTAATAAGCAAAGTATGCTCACCATCAGCTAAAGTTGCGGTACAACCTCCACCACTTCCGGTAGGTCCACGTTTGCCTGCGGTATCTCCATCAATGGTAATATAGGCTCCCTGCACAGCGGCAGGTGTTGGAGTGTCCCCGTCATCAATAGTGAAACTAACACTTCTAGTAACTGTTAATTCCATCTCAACGGTAGCATCACCATTCACCACAATGGTTTCAGTCTCGGTAGTGTAACCGGACTTGCTAGCAGTCAAAGTATAGGTTCCTGGATCCACATTATCAAATGTGGTTTCACCGTCACTGTCAGTGGTCTTGGTTGTAGTGTCCTCATCACTATCAGTTAAAACAACAGTAACGCCACTTAAGGCGTCAGTACCATCGGTTACATTAACGGATATGTCACCAGGATTAGCTACTGGGTTTAGCAGTGTAATCCACTTTAGCGTAGAGTACATCTTGTGGGAAGATAAGAGCCACATCAAACATGTAATCAACACTAGTTAAGTAACCTTTCAATTCAGTCTTATACTCAGCCTCGGATTCAGCTTCCATAACAGGACCGTAACCGATACTGTCAGGGTCAGCGATAATACAAACATCACCATAATCATTTACAGGATTATCAAGAACATCCAATGGTACAACTTCTCTTCCTCTGAACATCATGTTACCATTGTCATTGAAGAGTAATCTGTCACCACCATCAGTTTCCCTCTTGGAAGCTTCAGCAATCATAACAGCAGATAACTGACTGGAAACAAAAATGTAAGCAGATTTCCTTCTACCTTTCTGTTTAGTGAACTGATTTAACATTGCATCAATTTGAGGTAAGACTTCGTAGCCTTCACCGGCGTGAATGTCAATGAATTCAGTTTTATCAGTTTCAGCACTAGCACTGTTCCAGTGTACACCATAGTGACCTTGAGGTCCGGTGGCATCAATAACAGCGTGAGTTGATGCATCTAAGTATACTCCTGCAACAGCATCCAATTGAGCAAGGATACCATCCAAGTTCTTATAACCAGTACTGTCACTAGTGTTAGGAGAAATCTTCTTACCGAACACTGCGATTTGCTCAGCACTGAAAGCACAACCAGGAGCTAACAAAGATTCATATTTAGCAAGGAAATCCTCTTTCTCAATGTTGGTTGCCATGAAACTTTTAGCAACTTTAGTGAAAGCAGTGAAGTAATGTGCTTTCAAGGTTGTTTTCAGGATTGTTGGAACAGCTTCAGGGAGACTGGTAATAGTGTCTACTTGAGCGCCAACATTACCGGTTAATTTTTCAGCAGATTGTAATACAGGTTTAACACGTAAGGTTTGAATGTCCTGTGTTTCACCTTCCATTTCAACGTATCTTAACATTCCGAGTAACTCGGATTTTTCTTCAATTCTGGTGAGGAATTCTTTAGCTTGACCAGCCATTACTCCTTCAGTTACCTCACCACTACTTAATAATGGTTTATCCCATTTTACGATAACAGGTTTTCTAGCTTCGATATCAGCTTTAGTCATCATGTTAAATACACATCCTTTTTTCAGTTTATTTTAAAAAATTTTTTAAAAGTCTTCCTTTTTTTGGAAAATTATAAAATTTAGTTTCTAATTTTTTTACCAGTCAGAGGGTCTCTGCCAGTCATTTGGAAATAGTTGCGTTGTTCCACATGGGTTTCCTCTGTGATGACAACTTTCTCGGATTTAGTGATTTTTGGAGTATCCTCATCCTCTACTTCATCAGTTTCCTCTGGTTCTGGTTCTTCAGCAGGGTCTTCTTCGGGTACGGTTGGTTGTGCGAGTTTTTCCGCTAACACTTTTTCAACAATAGCAGTGATTTTAGCTTCAAGCTCATCAACCTCTGCTTCTTCCTCGTTGGTTTCTTCTGCTGGTTCATCAGATTCGGATTCAGGGTTGTCTTCTTTTTCAATGACTGCTTCTTCATCTGACTTTTCTTCTTCAGTAGTCTCATCATCGGTTGGTTTGTCTTCTTTTTCAACTACTGGGTCTTCCTCTTTTTCTGTTGCAGGTTCTTCAACAACCTCTTCAGTTGTTTCATCTTTGACTTCGGCAACTTCTTCCTGGGCATCATCTTCCTTTTCAACAGTAGGTTCTTCCTCTTCAGAGGCTTCTGCTTGTTGAATCAAAGATTTCAGCCCACCTATTAAATCGAAAGCCATTCTTTCTCCTCCATTAGTTTCTTCAACCACAACACTCCCGCTCTTAAGAACATAAGCATCATAATCCATCACATGCAAAGCATAACCATTAGCTCCCTTTTCAACAAAACTAATGAAACGTGGAATAATACACTCAGCATCACCCACATCCTTGTAACGGACAGTACCATGCAAGTTCTTCCTGCAGGGTTTTGCGATTCTATTACTGAGACTTAAGCCTCGAAATTCACCAGTTAACAAACTCTCTTGTATATCGGGATTGTCAACACGTATTACACAATTCCAGCTTCCACTCGGAACAATACTGGTTCCTAGAGCTTCATCAGCGGTACTAATATAATTCTCAAGTAATGATACTTCGGGGATGGCTTCATCCTCGTGGTATACTTCAAAATTATCTTGATTGTTGAATGAAGTGAAAATCCGTTTGATTTCCTCTGTGTCGAGGGTGTCTCCTTGTGAGTCGGTCACTCCGTTCGGTATGATACAGCCTTTAACATATAGGGCGTTCTTTTTGTCTAGTAACATGGTATCACATTTTAAACTCCTCTTTTTGGTTTGGTTAATTATTGGAAAAATAGGATTTTGGGATAGCATTCGCTAACACACATGCTATTAAAATTAAAAATAAGATTTTAGAATCCAGTATGAATACTACGAATAGTTTGAATTGCCTTATCAATATCAAGGATTTGCCAAGGCATTTTTCTCTTATGAACCTCAGCTTTCAGTTTTAAAAAATCGACCCGGTTAATAGTCTTATGCTTTTTATCTTCATTGTAATACTCATAAGTCCATAAGAAACCTTGTTTACAGGTATTGTCCTTTGATTTTCTAACACGGAAAAATCCTGTTGAATTGGTGGCGTTACTTGTTTTCAGATTACTTTCAAGAGATGGGATTATAGTTCTTCTTGTAGATTGGACTTCTTCAGGAGTCAAATCTCCATTATTCAATTTGTCACAGATGTCAACCAGATAATCACGATCAATAGATTGCACTAATTCCTTACGGAACATTGATTTGATGACATATCTTTGTTTGCCTCTTGGATTTGTGCCGTTTTTAGCAACAGTGTATTTGAAATCTCTATTAATATATTTCCCTTGTCCGCCGTGCTTGTAATTGAACTTTGGGCGATAGAGATTTATCAAGTCAAATTCAAGTTGATTCATCTCGTCAAAGCTATCGACATGACAATACACTTTAGGTTCATACCTGTCAAGATTGTTCTGCAGCACTCTATTGAATTGCTGTGCATCATATGCAGATGGCCTATAATGTGCACCGATTCTCTCTTTAACATCAATGTGTGAATCCTTGCCAATGTAAACAACATCACCGGTTTTCTTATCAATAAACATGTAAATACCGAAACAATGCTTTCTCCTAACCATAAACATCAATCCTTGACTATTTCATAGGTACATTGGCAATTGCAAATGTTAGAACAGTTATTCGTGTCAAATTCTACATCTCCGGGGAAACGAAGGAAATCCACGTCACCAGTGACCTCGTTTGTCACTTCAAACTTTTCAGTTAGTCCAACGAATTCTCCATCCATTTCTGAATGTCTTGTCATTTCAAGTTGTGACCAGATCCATACTTTACCAGTATTAATCTTACCGTAACCCT